CAAGGCGTAACTGGTGCTCAAGGCGTAACTGGTGCTCAAGGCGTAACTGGTGCTCAAGGCATTGCTGGTAATATTGGTAACAATGGTAATCAAGGAACTACAGGTGCTCAAGGCGTACAAGGAGTTACTGGAGCACAAGGAACTACAGGGGCTCAAGGCGTTACTGGCGCACAAGGCGTTCAAGGCGTTACTGGAGCACAAGGTCTTTCTGGTAACCAAGGCGTTCAAGGCGTTACTGGCGCACAAGGCGTACAAGGCGTAACTGGTGCTCAAGGCGTACAAGGCGTTACTGGCGTACAAGGCGTACAAGGTACTGGTGGTACTGGTGGTATTGGTTACTACGGTTTAACTGCTACAAGTGTATCACAGGCCATTGTATCATCTGGTACAATAAGTTTTACAACCAATTTATCTGCAACTGCAACTGCTTTCCAAGTAGGTGAACGAGTTAGGGTAATTGCTACAGCAGGCCCTACAAACTTCATGGAAGGTAATATTGCTTCCTTCTCGGGTACTGCAATGACTATCACCATGACCAATGCAGTTGGTAGTGGGTCGTACACTGCATGGTCAATTTCAGATACAGGTTTGCAGGGACTTACTGGTACACAGGGAACTACAGGTGCTCAAGGAACTACGGGTGCTCAAGGTGCTCAAGGCACTACGGGCACACAGGGCGCTACCGGCACACAGGGCACTACGGGCACACAGGGCACTACGGGTAATCAAGGCGCTACTGGTACACAAGGTGCTACAGGTACTCAAGGAACTACGGGTACTCAGGGAACCAGCGGCAACGCAGGTAATCAAGGAACAACAGGTGCTCAAGGCACTACTGGTACACAGGGCATTACAGGCACACAGGGTACACTAGGTAATCAAGGTACTGTGGGAACAGCCACACAGGGCGCCACAGGACAAGCGGGAACAGTGGCTTCTAGCACATTAGGGTATGTAGCATACTATACTGCAACTGGTACTGCCGTGGGTGGTACTGCTGGGTTAACTGTATCTGCTGGTACTGTGGGCGCCACTGTTACCGTAAATAGTACACTGAATGCAACTGGTGAAATTACAGCATATTCATCAGATAAACGGCTAAAAACTAATGTACAAACCATTGACAATGCGGTAGATAAGGTGTTAAAATTAAATGGTATTACATACACTTGGAACGACTTGGCTAATAAATTGGTTGGATATAATACATCCAAACGAGTTGTTGGTTTATTTGCCCAAGATTTGGAGGCTGTGTTACCTGAGGCTGTTAAATTAGCCCCATTTGATACTGATGAAAACGGAAATAGTAGATCTGGAGAAAATTACAAAACTGTCCAATACGAAAAGGTGGTGCCATTGCTAGTGGAAGCTATTAAAGAACAGCAAGATCAAATTGCTCAACTTACAGCCATGGTAGACTCACTGGTTGGTAAATAACCTAGGAGACACATAAATGGCGGGCATTTTACCAGCAACAGGACAAGCAATAGCAATGGGCGCAGTTTACGTCGCCTTTGGCGGCGGCGGGTTTGCCGGTACGGCAACACAAGCCCAATTGGCTAGTAAGAATATTTCTTTGAGCGGTGTGCTAGGCGTTAGTTATGGTGGTAAAACTGCTGGAACAGTAATTGCGTTCTCATCAACATTTGGTGGTAAGACAACTCCATACACCTACTATGGAACATTATAAATGAAAAAAACAAAATTGGATATTGGTAAACTTTTAGATTTGGCATCATCTGGACCAAGTCGTTGGGAACTAGATAATATTACGTGGAATGATAGGAGTTCAAATCCTAAGACCCTGCGAAAATTTTTATTGAGGATTCAAGAATTACGAGATAAAACTCAAACAAATGCTACCCAATCTGAAATTGAAGAATTGACTTTGTTAGAAGATCTTGCTCGTGATATGGATCAAGAAGAATGTGAGTTGATGTTGAGCGGGGATGATAATTTGGCACAACAAACATTCATTGAAGATTTGGCAAGACGCAGTGCGGTAGAAGTGTTAACTCGCGATAAAGTTACTTTTGAAACAATGAATGTCATGTGCAAACTGTCTCCTAACGATTTTATCTTGACAGCCAAGCGCACACAAGATATAATTAATAGTATTCACGAACTGGTTATTCAGGGTGAAACATTAAGTAGAGACATCGCTGGCGCATGAAAAAAAGCATATTTGAATCCAGCAAGTGGAGCTTGAAAAAAAGCAAACTTGCAATTGCAATACCCTGTCGCGACACCTTACATTCTGCATTTGCTATGTGTTTGGCGCAACTGGTTAAATTAAATACACAAAATAATCTAGACACCCATGTGTTAATGGATGCAAGTACTGTGTTACTTACACAACGAGAAAGATTGGCCTTGGCCGCTCAAAAAGTTGGTGCTGAACACATGTTGTGGTTGGACAGTGACATGGTATTTCCTGCAACTACTGCACTACGTCTACTGGCCCACGATGAAGATATTGTTGCGGCAAACTATGTTCGTAGACAGTTGCCAGCTAAAGGTGTTGCTTATGAAAAAATTGGTAACTGGGAGGACCCCTTGCCATTTGAAGCCACTGACGAGCTAGTGCCGGTTGAGGGCATTGGCATGGGCTGTATGTTAATGAAAACATCCATACTAAACGAAATTCCGCGTCCTTGGTTTGAATTTGGCTGGACTCCGGAAAGCAACGATCATTTGGGCGAAGACATGATCTTTTGTCAAAAAATGAAACAGGCTGGCTATACTGTTAAAGTTGATACCAATTTAAGTATGGAAATGCGCCACCTGGGAACATGGGCATTTGGTCCAGATTTAATCGAATAAATCCAACAGCAGTTCTAGTTTGGCACGTACTGCCCTGTTGTTAAAACTGTTCTTAACTCCCTGATGTAATGGCTTGGGCCATTTATCAAAACTACACCAAGCATACCCACTATGTTCTTCGTTTAAGGTGGGTATGAATTCTTGATCAACAATAACAACGTAGGTGTTGTATTGAAAATTTTGATCATTGCTGGTAAACAATTCTAAAGGAACAATCTTTTTGTTTCCTACAACGTTTCCAATTTCTTCTTCAGTTTCGCGTTTTAGTGCTTCATAGGGCGTGGCATCAGTGGGTTCTTGTTTGCCTCCTACAAGCCCCCAAGTGCCGGCAGTTTTGCCCTGAGTCCTTAGCAAGAATAAAAATCGACGAGTATCCTTGGCCAAAAATAAGCCGCCACTACACACCACCTGTGTTATAGCACGAGCCTCCAAGTTTGCGGATTGTACATTCCTTCGAAACTCTTTTTCCATTCTCCATTCTCCCATATGTACTGTATTCCTGTATATGAATTAGTTATGTAATATATGGTAGTAGCAGATGCACTATTGAAAATAACAGTCCAACGACTGCCATTCCATTGTATAATATCATATGCGGCAGCTTGGAAGTCAGTTTGATCTAAATTTTTCCAAGCAACTGGACCAGTATATCCGGGTTGACCATATTCTTCTACTTGATTTATTCCCTCAAGTATTAGATACCTAACGCCAATCGCTGGGTCACTGGGTGTAAATTTTTCTGGATCAATAATTGCATCAATTGTGCCGCGACTGTCTATGCTTGATGTTATAACAGTATTGCTTGGAACTGTATCAATATTAAAATTCAATAACATTCTATTATCATTGTTTGGATCTACACTGACCGTGGCGACAATTTCTGTACCATTGGGAGTATCTAACCTTAATTGAGAAAGATTTGCTTTGAATTCTCCAGGATATAAGTCTAATAATGAATACCAACTGGCAGTATTACTTTGAGAAGATGTTGAATTTTCGTTACTAGAAGTTCTATTCGTTAGTAGTGTTGCCACATTGTCTAAAACCAGTAATTCAAAATTACCCGGTGTAACTACAATAGAACCTAGTGGTCTTCCAAGACTGGAATACAACGCATCGCCGTCACTGTAGTTTGTGGCTATGGCCCCATGTTCATCTGAAAATATATTGGCAATAATCTTGGTAATAATGCCTAATTTTTTAACCTTGGCCGGCGGAGTAATCCATATAGGGGTTGTAAATGTTAGATTGGCAATATCAATATCTTGATTAACACCTTGTGGTATTTGTCTACTAGACCATGTTGTGCCAGTTAATTGCAACACTGTCAAACTGGTCCAATCTATATAATTGTCTGTGGTCTGTAATTCCAAACTGGGATTAAACAACACCATGAGCTGTTCTAATATTTGTAATTTTTGTTCAGTACTAGACGAATAAATGTCTGCGGCAAGTGTTAGTTTATACGGGCTGGGCATGATACGCTCTATGGTATAACCACTGCCCTGTGTGTTTAACAAATTACCATCGTTGTCCACAGCACGATCTCGAATGTTTACTTTGCTGACAAATGTAGGATCCTGCAATCGTGTTTGATCGTATTCTAGTCCTTTAATATAACAAGCAATAAAAGGAGCACTTGGAATTGTGTTCTCAGAGTTTTTCTTTAGAAGTTGCGAAACTTGTCGGTTTGGATCGCCGTAGTTTACAGGCACTCGTGTTAATTTTCCGCTATTATCCTGATAGGCAAAGTTGCTCATCGCTCTAATAAATTGAGTAAGATATCGTCTTACTTGACCATCATAAAAAAAATCCATTTTAATTGTCTGCCTTAGGTTTTAACACTTTGCTCAATGCCTGACGCTCAGTAATAACTTGATTGTTAATAGTAGAAGTGGTGTTGTTGTTAATAAAACTAGTTTTTTGTGTTTGTCTTACTTGTTTGCCAGCAAACTTGCCTGAAGCTGTATCTTGATTACCAAACTCGTTCATGGTCATTTGTACATTTTTTTCATACAACACCCAATTAGTTCCATCAAATCTATACAGCGCATTGGGCTGATAATCTGTACGTAGGAAAAATGCACCCACTGCTGGATTAAATGTAAACGCTATGCCTGAACTAAAAGGAGCTCCGTTGGGCGGCATACCATTTGCGGTCATATATCCAACATATAAGTTTTTCTTGGGAGTTCGTAACACCATACTGGCATCTAGTACAGCTTGATCTATACTAGCATCATCAATATCATCACTGGCGTCGGCATAATCAAGTAATCCAGAATCTCTTGTGGGTATAACATAAAACGTTTCTGTACTGTAACCCGAATTTGGAGAATCCAGCATGGCCTGTTCTATGATTTGATCGTTGATTTCTATGCTTTTGTTGTAGGTACTTAATAAATCCCTCAATGTACTGCCGTCACCAGCACCACTATCTTGATTGAGAATTTGACTAAACTCTTGACTGTCTACCAACGGCACACATTTGGCCCTAACCAAATGAGGGTACCAAGTAACACTGAATCCTGCTGTGGGACGAGTTACGTCTTGTACAACATAAAATCTTTTCAATGCAACAACACTATCATCTAATGCGTATTCATCTTTTAGGTGAGGAAGTTCTATTACATCGCCCGCCATGATCTTCCTACTAAGTGCATCAGCATGAGTGCGTAGATGAAAATACATATTGACGGTGTCATTCTGTAAAAATAATCCAAACTGACTTAGGTTAAAATCTAAATCTTGCATTTGATAGATACCACGGATAATATACACATCGGGCTCGTAGTTTCTATCTCGATTTTCCATAAACAATACATCTTGTATACCTAGTTCTTTAATAAGGTTGGTACCAGTATTTGCAGGCGTTGTGGGCGTAACATTAGTTCCAGTTGACCCCACTGGCCCTAGATATTTGTGTATATAAACATCTGTTCCGCCCACTTGAAAGCGTTCGTTAACTACTCGATCGATGAATTTAAAATCATTGCCCTTTTCAGGACGGTATAGGCTTAGTCTTGGCATAAACCTATTTATGCTAAATATTGACATGAACGATACCGAAAACGCCCGACAACAAGTAATTGACTATTGCAAAGCCATGCTTGGCGATGGAATGGTTGATGTTGAGTTAGATCCCATTCATTACAACACTGCTATTGATAGATCCTTGGCAAAATACCGCCAAAGAAGCAGTAATGCAGTAGAAGAAAGTTATGGTTTTTTAGATCTTGCTTTGGATACCAACGAATACATACTACCCAAAGAAGTTATAAGTGTTAGACAATTGTTTAGACGCAGTATTGGTTCACGCACGGGCGGTGGAAATGGTGGTAGTTTGTTCGAGCCGTTCAATTTGGCTTATTCAAATACGTATTTGTTAGCATCAACAAACATGGGTGGCTTGGCCACATATTATGCGTTTGCTGGATACCAAAAGCAAGTGGGTAAAATGTTTGGTAGTGATATTAATTTTGTTTATAATTCGACAAACCACACACTTTCTATTCAGCAACGTCCCTTTGCTCCTGAACAAATATTAATATGGATGTACAACTATCGTCCAGACTTTAACCTATTGTCAGACGTGTACGCAGGACAGTGGTTAAAAGATTATAGTTTGGCCAATGCCAAAATGATGCTAGGTCAAGCTCGTGAAAAATTTCCCGCCATTGCAGGGCCACAGGGAAGTTCAGGATTAAACGGAGCTACTTTGAAAGCTGAAGCCAAAGCTGAAATGGATCAACTAGAACTAGATTTGATAACCTACAAAGAAGGTTCCACTCCATTAACTTGGGTAACTGGTTAAAAAACTCTTGACGTTGTAATAATACTGTTATATACTAGTGTATCTTTAGGAGGCACTATGATTATAGGTGTATGTGGGTTCATTGGTTCAGGCAAGGATACTGTCGCTGATTATCTAACTAATTTTCATGAGTTTAGACGAGAATCATTTGCAAATACTTTAAAAGATGCAGTAAGCATGGTGTTTGGATGGGATCGAACCATGCTGGAAGGCCGTACAAAACAAGCTCGTGAATGGCGAGAACAAGTTGATCCTTGGTGGAGCGAACGTTTGAACATGCCCAATCTTACTCCGCGCTGGGTGTTACAATACTGGGGTACTGAAGTTTGCCGAAGAGCGTTTCACGATGATATCTGGATTGCCAGTTTAGAAAACAAACTGCGTAATAGTACTGATGATATTGTTATCAGTGATTGTAGATTCCCTAATGAAATTAAATCAATTAAAGATGCAGGCGGAATTGTGATTCGTGTGATTCGCGGACCTGAGCCAGACTGGTACAACCATGCGATAAATTTCAATCAAGGTGACCACAATATGGGTTGGGCATTGGGCAGGCATGCATTGGAACAGTTGGGAATACATGCCAGTGAAACTGCATGGGTTGGTACTAACTTTGATGCTGTACTAGACAATAACAAAACCATTGACGATTTGTTTGCTCAAGTTAAAAATCTGGTCTCAGATCGCCCTGTTTCCATTTAACACCTTCTTTGTGTAGTGTGCGCTGACAGTTGGCGCATACGGTTTTTATATTGGTAAATCTATTATTGGTCAAATTACCGTCTATGTAAAACACATTGAACTGTTCTGGATGTTTACTAGAATAGTTGCATTTTTCACATACTGATTTTTTCTTATACCCATGAAAGGCCCATAG